TTAAATTTATTCGTGCGGTATTTAATTGATTTTGTGCTTTTCTTTGCTATTATATGAGCTATGAAGGGAATAATTCTAACAGGTGGAAAAAGCTCAAGGTTATACCCTACCGCATTAGTAAACAATAAGGGGTTGCTGCCTGTATATGATAAACCCATGATATATTATCCCTTGTGTACGTTAATTGAAAATGGAGTAAAAGATATTTGTATTATTTCTTCTCCTGATCAAATTAACAATTATAGAAAGCTATTAGGTAATGGAAGTAGATTTGGTATTAAAATTTGTTATAAGATTCAAAAAAAGCCAGAAGGAATAGCTCAAGCTTTTTTAATTGCTAGAACTTTTATTAAAGGGAGTAGAGTCGCACTAATTCTTGGTGATAACATTTTCTATGGAAGCCGCGTGTTTAGTAGAGCCTTTCGAGGCTTCAGAACAGGAGCCACTATATTTGGATACGAAGTAAAAGACCCCACAAGATATGGGGTAGTCAACTTTCACAAAGGGAAACTCGAAAGCGTTATAGAGAAACCCAAGGAACCACAGAGCAACTATGCAGTTCCGGGGCTATACTTATTTGATAAAGATGTTTTTGAAATTGCTAAATACCATGTAAAACCCTCTCAAAGAGGAGAACTTGAAATAACTTCCGTAATCAATCAATACATTGGAAGAGGTAAATCAGTAAAACTAGTAAAAATCAACAGAGGTTGTGCGTGGCTTGACGCAGGGACTCCTACTTCCTTGCACGAATCATCACAATACATTAAGGTTATAGAAGATAGACAAGGAATTAAAATAGGTTGTGTTGAAGAAGCTGCTTTTAAAAGAAAATTCATAAACAAGGCACAGTTAATAGAAATAGCGGCCAAAATGCCAAATAGCGATTATAAAGAATATATAGAAGGATTATTATGATATTAGTATTAGGACAAACAGGATACATAGGAAGTCAATTCATAAATGAGTTAAAATATAGAAATATACCATATACAGGATTATCGCGGGTAGATATAAATTATTGTAATTATTCTGATCTATTTTCCTATTTAACCACTTCTAATTTTAGAGGCTATGATTTAATTATTAATTGTGCTGGATACATAGGTAGGCCAAACGTAGATGCTTGCGAAGATCACAAAGCAGAAACGATAGAGGGAAATGTTGTATTACCTAAAATGTTGTCAGACATTTGCGTGGAAACAGGTTACACAAAATTAATGCACATATCTTCTGGATGTATCTACAATGGGTATACGAAAAGCTACACCGAGGAAGACCCACCCGATTTTTGTTTTAAAACTAATAATGGTTCTTTTTATTCTGGGTGTAAAGCTTTAGCCGAGGATCTAATTAATAAAGATAATTCTTATATTTGTCGATTGAGAATTCCTTTTGATGAATTTGACAATCCTCGAAATTATCTCAGCAAATTAAAAAATTATGACAAATTATTAAACGCAGATAACTCTGTCTCTCATAGAGCTGATTTTGTTAAAGCATGTTTAGATTTATATGAGATGAATTGTGATACCGGCATTTACAATGTCGTTAACACCGGCTCGGTGACAACCGCTTGGGTTACGCAGCAGATGGCAAAATATAATATTAAAAATGATTTTAGCTTTTTTTCGTCTGAAGAAGAGTTTTACAAATTTGGAGCGAAGGCTCCAAGGTCTAATTGTTTGCTCGATAACTCTAAATTACTATCATCTGGCGTTAGAATAAGAAGTGTAGAAGAAGCAGTGGACGGCGCTTTGTCTAACTGGAGAGCCTAATGAAGCTTACTATTTATATAGCTATAACTAGAGATTATTTTATATTTTCAAAAATATTAATCCATTCTTTAGTACAGAATTTTCCAAACGAAAAAATAAAAAAAATTGTAATTAACAATATAGGGTTATCGCAATCTCAATTATCGTGGTTAGAAAATAGTTTTGAAAGAATAGAGTTTATAGAAACGACGAAAGAAACAATAGAAACTGAATTCAAAATACATACAGCAGAATGGCAGGAGGCCGTTAGTCAAAAAACCATAGGCCTACACCAGATATGTGAAGAGAAGAATTATCCGATATTAATGCTTGATTGCGATATGTATGTAGTTAAAGACTTTTCTAATGAAATTTTTGAAGAATGTGATATCCAAGTATGTAAACGACCCCCATTATCAACCGGAACGGGGTATGTGTTGAATTATATAGGGTGTTGGTTTCTAGTGCATACTCCTTTGGGGAAAGAATTCGTAGAATCATGGATAAGAACCATACCCCACATGAAAGGCGGGCACAAAGAGACTCCCGCCTTATGTTCCCTCATACCCACCACTGGTCAACGTTACCTAATAAAAGAAAACACGCAAGATAATGTAGCCTCCTTAAACGCTAAAAAACATGAAGACGAAAGAAGGACGTCTAAAATTCTCCACTTTAAAAGCAAGCCGCACGGAGGAAGACATTACCAAAGCTTGCCTGAACGAATTTTAAATGTGAAAAACATTCCACACGACATAGGCTACACCATAACACAACTTATAAAATCATGAACTTACTAGTAACAGGAGGATGCGGGTTTATCGGCTCTAACTTTATAGAGCACGTTATAAACAAAAAACAAATCAATAAACTAATCAATGTCGACTGTTTGTCTTACGCTGGGTCATTAGACAATACGGCTAGTTTTTGTGGTGACTCTAAATATCTTTTTGAAGAATATGATTTATCTAATTATCAAAGCACCTACGATACCTTTTACAAGCATGACATAACACACGTAGTCCATCTAGCTGCAGAAACGCACGTAGATAACTCTATATTGGACGCTGACGCATTTTTATCGGCAAACGTACTCGGAACACACAACTTACTTAAAGCCGCCTTAAAATTCAAAATAAAGCGATTTCATCATGTATCGACTGATGAAGTGTACGGACATCTAAATAAGGAAGATAAGAAATTTTCAGAAGACACTCCATATGACCCAAGGAATCCGTATTCAGCTTCGAAAGCTGCTTCAGATTTTTTAGTAAGATCTTATTTTCATACGCATAGCTTGCCGATAACCCTTTCAAATTGTAGTAACAATTATGGCCCAAATCAGCACAAGGAAAAGTTTATACCTACTGTTATTAATTCATTATTAAGCGAGCAAGATATACCTGTTTACGGTAAAGGAGATAATATCAGAGATTGGATTTACGTAGAAGATCACTGTAGGGCTCTATGGAAAATCCTTACCAAAGGTAAAACGGGCGAAACTTATCTGGTGGGATCAAAATGTGAAAAAACAAATTTAGAAATAATCCATCAAATTTGTAAAATATTAGAAAAGGAGCCAAAAGAATATATTAACTTCGTAAATGACCGGCTAGGACATGACTTTAGATATGCCATCAATAACAAAAAAATATCTAAAGAACTAAAGTGGAAACCCAAAACTAAACTAAAAAAAGGCCTTAAAAAAACCATAAAACATTATGCATGAAACTCTTATAGAAAACGTAAAGCTTCATATTGACGAGATTTTACCCCAAGAAAACGAAATCACCCTAAGGGGTTGGTGCGCTTCAGATTCTTCTAAAGTTAAAAAGATAAGACTTTTCGCTGGTAAAAATTTCGCTCACAAAGGAGAATGCCAAGAAGCTAGGGAAGACGTGTATGAATATTACGAAAAAAATAAAAATTTCCTAAATTCTGGGTTTACTATTTCTGTCCCCCATAAGCTAAAAGAAGATAAGGATATTTTCTTACAAATTCTACACAAAAACAAATGGGAAAATGTTAAGAGAATAGAAGGAAGAGCTTCCTTACGTTTAAAAGAGATAAAAACTGATTTTGACATAAATAAAACCTTAGACACAAACTTAATCGTTGTTGATAATTTTTATGAAGACCCCCACCTAATAAGAGAGTTCGCCTTATCCAGAAACTCTTTCGCTCCGCACACTGAATACCACAAGGGTCAAAGAACAGAAGAAAACTTTAGGCCAGACGGAGTAAAGGAGGTCATCAGTAAACTCTTAAACAAAAAAATAACAAATTGGGATACCCACGGAGCCAATGGAGTTTTTCAATTCTGTACGTCTGAGGACGCCTTAGTTTATCATGTGGACACTCAATCCTATGCGGCTGTAGTGTTTTTAACGCCTGACGCTCCCCCAGAATGTGGCACAACGTTCTATAGGAGTAAGGCCAATGGCCTAAGAGAGAGCCCTACCAATAAGATATCGGAACAATTAAACAAAACTAAAGAACAATTAAATTTCGAAATTTTTAAAAACGGGTTTTATGATAAAACTCAGTTTGAGACTGTAGATGTTGTCGGAAATGTATTTAATAGACTCGTCATCTGGGACGCTAAATTAATCCATGCTGCATCAGAATATTTTGGAGATAATAGGGAAAATTCCAGACTCTGGCATATGTTCTTTTTTGATGCAGAAGAGTAATGAAAATTGCTATTGTCCAGCCCAACTTTTTTCCATTTAAAGCTTACTATGACTTGGCCGGCAGAGTTGATAGGTTTATCTTTTTGGATGATACGCGCTACAACAATAAAAGCTGGGTTAACAAAACTGTCATTAATTTAAATTCTAAGAATTATTATTTCAGAGTGCCCTTAGATCATGATCCTTCTGAGCTCGTTTTAACTAAAGACGTAAGACCTAAAAATAAAAGCTGGAAAAATAAATTCCTTAAACTTATTAAAGTTCAATACAAGCGTTCTCCAAATTTTGATGTACTATACCCTATTTTAAAAGAAATTATAAACATACCCACAGAATGTTTCGCTCATATGTCTGCGTACAGTGTTTTTAGGCTAGCTCATAGCGTGCTGGGGGCGAAAACTCATTTTACCTTCTCTTCTATTAAATACGAAAAAGTTAAATTATCGTATCAAGATAAGATTTTTCATATATGTAAGAAAGAAAAAGCGAAGACACTATATACCTTTGCGGGGAACAGGGGGTCTTTTGACGAAAGAAAATTCACCACGGGAGGAATAGGGATAAGCTACTTTAATTCTTACTCAAGTAATTATTCCTTTATTGACGAAATTATGCATAATCATTCTTACAGAGACATACTCGAAAAAGAGTGTAATCTTTTACAAGATGAAACATGAGCCCTGCAAAAGTAAAGGGAAGGACGGCAAAGTCAAAATTCGTGGAGACAGAAAAACAGCCGAAAACCTAACTGGGTGCGCCAAAAAAGGTCCCAAAACCCCGAACCCCATCAAAAGGCAAATAAAGCTTAACCAATTTCCTTGGACTGAAAAGCAGAAAGAGTTTTTTAGGGTAGCGCTAGACCCATCAACTAACGTGGTTTTTGTAAACGGACCCGCTGGAACGTCAAAAACGCTTTTGTCCGTATATTGCGGTCTTCAGCTTCTAAACATGAAGGTTGCTGATGATATAATGTACTTGCGCTCTGCTGTTGAAAGCTCTGATAAAAGCTTGGGCTACCTGCCCGGTGATGCAAACGAAAAATTAAGGTTCTATAACTTACCATTCCTTGACAAGCTCGACGAATTGCTTACGGAAAGTACCGCCCAGAAACTAGAGGACCAAAAAAGGATTTCCATGTTCCCCGTAAACTTTGCTAGGGGCATGAACTGGAAGCATAAATGCATTATTCTTGACGAAGCCCAAAACAGCTCTGTAAAGGAAATTATAACCGTTCTCACCAGAATGGGCGAAGGGTGCAGGTGCTTTGTTTTGGCAGACCCAATGCAAACCGACCTGAAAAGCGAAAGCTCGCAGGGAGGGTTTGAGGGCCTGTCTCATATTTTTTCTGACGAAGAAAGCGTTAATATGGGCATATATACCTTCGAATTCTCAGAGGAAGACATAATGAGATCAGAGCTAGTTAAATTTTTGATTAAAAAAATACATAAATTCGCAGAGGAGGAATAATGCATCAGGCTTTAAGAAAAGAGTTTGAAAACCTCAAGCACTTATCTCAAGGAAGCAATACGCCCCTTTCCCTAATAGAAACTAAGAGAGAGGACATAGTCTTCATTTCCAACGGTAAACGACTCGTGTGCTTGGCTATACAGGAAACTAAAATTCACAACATCTTATCTTGCTTCAGGGTTAATATTGAAAAATGGAAATGGGCGGAAGACGAGGGGTTCGAACTAGAGAACGGTCTTCCTGATGAATTAATAGGCGAAATTTTAGTCAAGTTCCAAACCCCGGAAGAATACCTAAGGTATTTAAATCTTTATTAATTTATTAAGATTTATGATAATTTTTATAATGTTTATTTGTCCAGTGATCTTCTTTGTCTAATCCATGATTACGGATATATACCTCCGCATCGTGGGCTAGGTTGTTTATTTTTTGAAAATATGTGGCAATATCTCTGTTATTGTTTTTACAAAAAGGAAAGCTTAGGTCCATAATTTCTTTTAGCTCTTTTTTCATTTTAGCGTCTAATCTTGATTACACATAAAATTTTATATTTCTTTTTTTAAAACTCTATAATATAATTAATAAAGATGAAAACATATTGCTATAATTGTGGGGCAAAGTCAGAATTCTCCATTAGGGACAAACCTAAGTTTTGTTCAAAATGTGGAGTTTCCTTTTCGGGTGAATCGAAAGAAAAAGAGCGAGTGGGCCTCGACTCCGTGGAAGCCGAAGAAGACGAAGGTATCGTAAATATCCCCAACATAAGCGAACTTGAATATGATTTCTATGACATGAAAAAATCGAAAGAAACCATTGGTTCCTTGGTAGGGACAGGGACATCAAGCGGTCCACCCGGAAGCAATAAACCACAAAAAAATATGCCGAGTATGACTCGCGAACAAGCTATGGAAATATTCCAAAAAGAAGCCGGGTCAATAAAGCGAAGCGCTAAAAAGAAAGATGCCGAAACATGAGAATAAGCCCACAAAAAAGAAACCCACGTTTGAAGAGTGCATAGGTTTTATAAATGAAGAAATTAATAAGAGGAAAGGTAAATGGAATTTAACCTCTCTTCACTGGTTGGACTATGACGATGTATCACAAATAATAAGAATACATATCCATGAGAAGTGGCATTTATACAATCCTGAAAAACCCTTAGCGCCTTGGGTCAATAGGATAATTTCCAACCAAATAAAAAACCTCATAAGAAATAATTATGGAAACTTTAGTAGACCATGTCTAAAATGCGAAGCGGCAGAACCTAACGATTTATGCAAAATATACGAAAAGCAATGCAACGAATGTCCGCTTTATGCAAAGTGGGAAAAAACAAAAAAGAAAGCATATAACGTAAAAATACCACTAGCTCTAGACGACCACGCTCATGAAGTTAGCTTTATATCTTTCGAAGATGGAGTTGATATAGAAAAATACGCACAAAACTTACACAAGGAAATGAAGCGAACTCTAAAGCCTAACGAGTGGACTGTATATGAAGGTCTATTTATAAAAAATTTAGAAGAAGATGAAGTATCTAGCATGCTTGGATTTAAATCAAACGAAAAAAACAGGAAGCCGGGATATAAGCAAATTAAAAATTTAAGAAAAAAAATCATGGACAAGGTTAAAAAATGTCTAGAAAAAGGTAATATTGATATTTTATAAAATGAGCGAATTCGACCTAACACCAGAACAAAGAGAAATCATTTTAAACGAATGGAATTCTCGCATAGAAAATCCTCCCGCACTTTTAGAACTCATAAAGCTGGCTTTTCCCGGTCAAGATTTAGACGGAAGAACGAAAGAAGGAAGGGCTGTCAAAGCTTTTCTTGCGACAAGGAAAATAAAAGCAAGGGGAGCTCACGAATATCAAGCGAAGGAGAAAATGGAACTAACAAGCGAACACAAACAGTTTATAGAAAGTAACGCATCCATGATGAACGGGAGAGAAATGGCGTGCGTTATTTTTGCGAACCCTGAACTAAGCAACCTTCATCAAGAAGTTAGAATCGTAAATGACTACATAAAATCCCTAGATCTACAACCATACGAAAGCCCTGACGAAGTGCCGAATGAGAAATATAAGCCGCCAGAAACTTTTCATAAAACAGTAAACACGGTTAACAAGTACGTGAACAACGCAATTGATAAAAACAAAATCACAAGCTCTGTTAAAAAAAATATCGACGCCTTAATTAACTATCTAAGCACATTTAGATTCTCGCATCAAATTAATACTTATTCCTCTCAAACAGATAGAGAGCTTTTTGAAAGTAGTTTCATTAGATATACCCATGACAAATCTGATTTATCTCAAGAAGAAGTAGATCAATATATAGTCCTCTCCACTGAAGTTATTATAGCGGCAAGCATTCAAAGAAGAACAGAAAGGCTTCAAGAATTACTAGACGCGTCAGCAGAAGACACGGAAGGAAGACGCATCGCCATGGCTTTAGTAGATGCCATCAGTTCTGCTCAAACAGAATACAACCAGTGCATAAATAGACAGCAGAAGCTCTTGAGCGATTTAAAACAGAAGAGAAGCGACAAGCTCAAAAATCAGATAAAAGAAAATGCCAGCGTATTAAATCTAGTTCAACTCTGGAAAGAGGAAGAAAGCAGGAAGAAGCTAATACAGCTAGCTAATATAAGGAAAAAAGCCGTATCAGACGAAATAGAAAACCTTACCGGGATGGACGAAATCAAGTGCAGAATTATGGGCATAAGTGAAGGGGAGGTATTAGATGAGTGATGTTATCGTACCAGAACCAACTTGTCAGGCTTGTCAAAAACAATTTGAAACGCACAGGCAATTACACGCTCATCTTAAAGCCCACGATTTAAGAGTTGTGGGGTATTACCAAAAATACTTTCCAAGATATGACTTACACGACAACAATATCATTAGATACAAAACCCTAGAACAATATTTTTCAACGGACTTTAACTCTAGAACAAACCTAAGACTTTGGCTTAAATCGATTGACAAGGAGGAAGCGGAAACTTACTGTAGGAACATCTTGTTAAAAAGAAAGAACGACAAAGGCCTTATTTATACCCCTACTCAAGTAGAGCTTAGGACAATATTATCGCCCCCAATTCAATACTTGCGAGATATACTTGATGGATATTATAAGGTGTGCGAGGAAATGGGGTTCATAAATAAATATCAATTACCGACAAAAATAGTTGAAGGCAAAGAATACTCAAAACCTCAATACTCCATACACGTAGATACAAGAGAGCAGATGCCCCTAAGATTTGAAGACTACCGCACTAGGTCTACAACGCTGTCTGTGGGAGATTATACTTTTAGTGAACCCAAATTAACATGCAACTGCTACATAGAAAGAAAATCTTTAGCCGACTTCATTTCTACTATGAGCGTTAAAAATTTAAATAGATTTGAAAAAGAGATAATAAGAGCAAAAGATGAAAAAATTAATTTAATTATTTTGGTAGAAGATACTCTAGCTCACGCGGTTAGCTTCAAATATCTGCCTCATATATCGAAAAAGATAAAGGCAACACCGGAATACATATTTCACAACGTAAGAGAGTTAATACAAAAATATCCACACATTCAATTTCTATTCGTCAGAGGAAGAAAAGAGGCGGAAAGGGTTATCAAAAAAATATTTTTTAGCGGATGTTTCTATAAGCAGGTAGACCTCCAATACGCGTATGATATGAAAGCTTTATAATGTGGTACTGTCCTGAAAAATACGAAACAGAGCCGGAGAACATCAATGAAGAAATGATGAAAATCAAAGGCTTCATGTCAGAAAAAGAAGCAAAGATAACTTTAGCAAAATTTCTCCACGCTAATTTGGGATTCACCACTGAATTGATATCAGGAATTAAGCTTGCACCATTCCAAGAAGTGACTCTTCGGGGAATGATGAATAGAAACTTTAGTATGTGTGTATGGGGTCGTGGCTGTGGCAAAACTTTTATAGCTTCTGTGTTTTGTTTCCTTCAATGTATATTCAACCCCGGGACAAAAATACTTGTTGCTGGCCCAACGTTTCGTACTGCAAGGTTTATATTTAGTAATTTGGAAAAGTTGGTAGAAACCAAAGGCGCGGAATTGCTAGCTCAATGCTTTGGAGCAAAAGTAAAACGCAATGACCAATTCGAATGGAGTATTAACGAAGGGACAATTACCGCAATTCCACTCAACGGCGAAAAAATTCGTGGTTTTCGAGCGAACGTACTTCTGCTGGATGAGTATCTTTTGTTACCCGAAGACCTAATTAACACGGTCCTTATGCCCTTCTTGGTTGCTCCTCAAAACATGAAGGAGCGCATAGAAATCAGAGAATTGGAAGACAAGCTTATTGAGTCGGGCCACATGAAGGAAGAAGACAGGATGGTGTTTGAAAACGATTCGAAAATGATAGCGCTGTCTTCTGCCTCTTACACTTTTGAAAATTTATACAAAACTTATAAAGATTGGGTGAACAACATTTACGATGAGACTCCATCAGATTCTTCTTATTTTATTTCCCAGATGGGGTATGAAGCATTACCAGAACACATGATAGACCAAACCGTAATTGAAGCCGCGCAGGACGGCGGAACCTCTAACGCCTCTTTTCAGCGCGAGTACTGCGCCATGTTTACAGATGGAAGCGATAGTTATTTTAGCGCTATTAAAATGCACGCCTGCACTGTTCCTGACGGAGAAGAACCGACGACGTTAATAAAAGGCAAGTCAGATAAAAAGTATGTCGTAGGGATTGACCCCAATATGAGCGATAGTCCAAGCGCAGATTATTTCGGTATAGCCATAATGGAGGTTGACGAAAAGAAAGAGGCCGCAACCTTAGTTCACAACTACGCGGGATTAGGAAGCTTAAACAAGCACGTGCAATATCTTTATTATGTTTTAGAAAACTTTGATCCATCTTTAATTTGCGTTGATAACGCTGGTGCAGACATGTTTATTGAAGCAGCTAACAACTCAAAGCTGTTCTTGGATAGTAGAGTTAATTTAAAAACAATAGAGTTCGACTCTAACAAGGAAGGGGTAGATTATACTAAACAAGTGAGAGATTTTAAGAGGGCGTATAATAAAGAAAATAAACAAATAGTATTTAATCAAGTATTTTCAAGTGATTGGATAAGAAAGGCCAACGAACTACTACAGGCCAATATCGATTATAAAAAAATATGGTTTAGCTCTAGAACGTCTGCGAATGGCTCGGAGTTCGATAAACAAAGTACATACAAAATTAACCTAAAACACGTAGATGAAGAAAATTTAGGAGATTTCATAGAAACTCAAGATAATCTAGTATATCAGGTTAAAAAGCAATGTGCGTTAGTAGAAGTCAAAACAACTGCGAGAGGGACACAAACCTTCGACCTCCCGCAGCATTTAAAGCGAAACACTAGCGCAAATAGAGCCAGAAAAGATAACTATACTGCTTTACTGCTTGCTAACTGGGCGACTAAATGCTACTTTGACATGGAAAATTACAAGCTTGATGAAGGAAGTGCGACATTTGTGCCTAGAATGGTGTAATAAAAATAGACGCAAATAAAAAAATAATCTAAAATTAAAAAAAATGAGCCAAAATAAGCCAAACGAAAAAAGCTCCCCCAAGAAGCCAAGAAGAAGGACGACGAAAAAGACAGAAACGTCTGCGGAGCCCCTAATGACCTCCACCGCTTCTCATGAGTCTTTCGCTCATAGAGCGGATACTCACACCAGAAGAAACAAAGCCGGATCAATAGAAAGGACGGACAAATTCACTAATATTGAGAATGGTCTTATTCCTTTTAAGACTTATTCAGGATCAGGACAAAGCGGAATCTCCATTAGAGATGCCGTGATTCTTTGTCAAAAAGCTTATTACAATTTCTCCGTTTTCAGAAACACCGTCGACCTTATGACGGAGTTTTCAACTAGCGAAGTCTTTTTTGAGGGGGGTAGTAAAAAATCGAGAAACTTTTTTGAATCGCTTTTCGCCAAGGTAAATATCCTAGATCTGCAAGACAGGTTCTTCAGGGAATACTATAGATCAGGAAATGTTTTCTTGTATAGATTTGATGCCAAGCTGAAACCAGCAGATGTAAAAAAGATAACTCAGACTTTCGGGGCAAAAAGTCAAAAGGTTAAAATACCCTATAGATATGTTGTATTAAATCCAGCAGACATATCAATTGCCGGGTCTTTAAATTTTACCGAAACAAGAAAATATCACAAAGTCTTAACCGACTTTGAATTAGAAAAAATAAGAAACCCGAAAACGCCGGAAGATAAAGAAATTTATAACGCTCTCCCGGAAGCAACTAAGAGAGCGATAAAGCAAGCTCCGCTTTCAAATTCGATTACAATAGAACTAGATGGAGAAAGGTTCTCCGCGATATTTTACAAGAAACAAGACTATGAGCCGTACGCTGTCCCCATGGGATATCCAGTGCTCGAGGACTTGAATCATAAAGCAGAACTTAAAAGAATGGATATGGCTGTAACCAGAACTGTTCAGCAAGCAATTCTTCTAGTTACCATGGGTACTGAGCCGGATAAAGGCGGCATCAATCAGGAAAACTTAATGAAAATGCAGGCTCTTTTCGAAAATCAATCTGTCGGAAGAGTCTTGATCGCGGATTATACAACTAAAGCTCAATTCGTTATCCCTCAGGTATCGGATATTCTTGATCCCAAAAAATATGAAGTAGTTAATGCTGACATTAATGCTGGCCTTAATAATATGCTTACAGGCGTAGGTTCTAGCGGAGAAAAATTCGCAAATCAGCAAGGAAAGGTTGAGGTATTCATAGCTAGACTTAGACAAGCTAGAAAAACGTTTTTAAATGATTTTCTTCTGCCTGAAGTTAAAAGAGTCTCTAAGACGCTTGGATTCAAGAATCACCCTGTTCCTAAGTTCGAAGAAATTTTGCTAAGAGACAACACTCAAAAATATAGAGTATATACAAGAATGGCCGAACTCGGACTGTTAACTCCAGAAGAACTTTTTCAAGCTTTGAATTCAAACAGGCTTCCAAACAAGGAAGAGTCAATGGAATCTCAAAAACAGTATCTAAACGAAAGGGATGATGGTCTTTATTTCCCGTTGGTTGGAGGTTCACCTACGGAAAACCCAGCCATGGAATCTTGGGAAGCCCCAGAGCCAAAAAACATAGTTGACCCGAACAAAGAACCGCAGAAAAGCCAAACTACCTCCCCGAATAATGGAAGACCCTCTGGAACGGACGGCGTTCCACAAGAAAGGGAAAAGGCTGCGGCGAAACAAAAATACAGCTTCGAAGAAATGAGGGTTAACATTGTTAAATCTCAAAACCTAGGAAAAAAGGTCGAAAGACAACTCAGGAAGATTCACAAAAAAACAAGACTCACCAAGGCTCAAAAACAAATTGCTCAAACCATTGGACATATAATTATTGCTAACGAAGCGCCTGATAATTGGGAAAAGTCTGTCGAAAAATATTGCAAAACGCCAGCCGACCAAAACGAAAACCAAGTAAGAGCCGTAGAGGAAATTGCGTTAGAGCATCAATTAGATACTTTCATGGCAAGCATGTTGTATCACAGTAAAATAGAGGAAAAAAAATGAGCTTTAGAGATACGGGGCAAAAAGATTCTGGGAATGTTATAAGTAGAGATTCTACTTATCTAAGCGCAAATGATGGCTTACTTATTCCCGCGTGTGACGCAGACAAAAGCATTGTCGTGTATGACATATTGTCTTACGGCGCTGGCACGTTAGGCACTGCTGCTGATGGTGGAGGAACTCGCCTCGGTTTTATAAATGCAGGGCACAACGAATATGGTGTCTCACTCATAGTCCCCGCTGGTCAGGGTGTATATACTAATGCTCAAAGCGAGAACATAACAATTACTTATGCTATTGTAGATGGTCTTCCTGCCAGCCTTATAACTAACGTAAGTTCGGGAGGGGGAGGAACAACTACGACAACTACCGCCGCTGCGACGACAACTACCACCGCTGCGCCTACTAATTTAGAATTTGCATTGGCGACCTCTTCGATAGCGGAAGGAAACGCCGGAACATCTACTCATACAGTAACAGTAAATAGAACAGGTAATACCAATGGTACAGCTACAGTAGATTATGTTACGATTGGTATTACAACGTGGGTTGAAGATTATACTGCTGCAAGTGGAACTTTAACTTTCGCAGCAGGAGTAACTTCTCAAACCATATCCATAACAATTGCTGGAGATACCGGTAATGAAGATGACGAAACCTTTAATATCACTTTATCGAACCCAACCCAAACCGTGGGCGTAGCATCTATAACCGGAACTAATCCACACGTAGTTACGATTACAAATGACGATACCTCTACAATAGGGTTTGCTTTGGCAACCGCTTCTGTATTTGAGGCCCACGGAGCGTCCGGATATCATGATATAACAGTCACTAGGAGTGACACCAACGGTACGGCTTCAGTAGATTATGCTACGGCTGACGGCACCGCAACAGCCGGCACCGACTACACCGGAATTAGCACAACCACCTTGAATTTCGCCGACGGGCAGGCGAATGCGATCTTATCCGTATCAATTTTTGGAGATACTGACTATGAGAATGACGAAACCTTTACGGTGACCTTGACTAACGCAACCTCACAATACGGCGCAGTAGCGTTAGGTACCAGCACTCATACAGTTACGATTACAAATGATGATACAACGACAACTACCACCGCAGCACCAGCATCAAACGCTTGTGTCGCTCAAACTTCGGGAAACGAGTACTATTGGAGCGTAGATTCCACTTTCACGCCGGTAGTCGGCGCTAACGCAACCCATTACAGTAGAACTCAGTATGTAAATGCTGATGGCAGCTTGTGGCTCGCGTACAACGGTACAGCAACCAGATGGAAAATCAATGATGGAGTAAACGAGGGCGGGAGTGAATGGTACGAGTCTGACAATGACGGAACTAATCCTTGGGATGTCACTTGGGCAAACGCTTACATAAGCGTTACCGAAAAGGCTAACGCTACCCATTGTTATCCAGCGGGCACATCAAACTTCTGCATAGCTGGACAAGGATACTATCCAGAATACGAAGGCACTTGGATACCATACAATACATATAACGGGAAAGCGGTATGGTGGAACCAATCCGCAAATGGCTACGAACTGTTTATGTGGTACGATTCCGGCAGCTCTGTGTGGCAAATTTATAGCGATGGGTGGGAGCCTCACGGAAACAACGGATACGCGTCAGGTTATAGTTCTAGCGATGGGGACGGAACCAATCCTTGGGATGCTGATTGGTCTTCTGAAATTGGAAATCAAACCTTTGACAGCATAAATTCAGGGGATTGTTAAAAAAAGTGTAATAATTAACATGAGTGATAACGAAAAAGAAAACAACGAAGAACAAATCAAAGCTTTTTATGACGAAAGCATTGATATCTCATTGCCTGACGATATGGTCATACCTACTCAGCCCGAAGAAGGAGATGCAAAAGCGTACGAAAACGAGGTTGAGGATGATGTAGATGTTTCTTTTAAATTTGCGTTTGTAGGGGTAGGGCAAGGTGGGTCAAGAATTGCCCAAACGTTTAAAAAGCTAGGCTATAATCGCGTAGCTGCAATCAATACCGCTCAACAAGACTTAAACTCTCTTGACCTAGAACACAAACTGTGTATCGGAGAAGGAGGAGCCGGAAAACAGCCTGAGTTAGCGAAAGAAATATTCCGAGAAAAAAAAGAAGATGTTTTGGATTTTTTGCGTTATTCCTTTGGAGAAACGGTTGACAGAATTTTTGTATGCGCTGGGGGCGGAGGAGGCTCCGGGTCAGGCATGATGGCTCCATTAACGGAAACAGCTGAAGAATTGCAAAAGATTTTAAATTCAGAATCAAAACAAGTTGGCGTTATTCTCACTTTACCAAGAAAGTCGGAAGGAGAAAAAGTTCGAATGAATGCTATGAAAGCTCTCCATGAGGCTATCAATTTAAAGAATAGAAAAATCATTTCTCCTCTCATTGTTTTAGATAACGAAAAGATTAGCCAACTATACCCCAACCTTCCAGTTGCTAAATTTTGGGATACAGCAAACTCGAGTATAGCTGGATTGTTTCACTTGTTTAATTTGACGTCCAACAAAGACAGTAGTTATTCTTCCTTCGATAAAAACGATTACAAAACCATATTAGATTCGGGGGTTGTAGCTTTTGGGGTTTCCCCCGTTAAGAAATGGGATGATCCCGTTGCACTTTCGAGAGTTGTAAGGGATAACCTTAGGAACAGTTTACTGTCTGGCGTGACAGATATATCCACGGGAGAAACAGCGGGGGTAATAGTTATTGGAGGGAAAGATGTGTTAGACAACCTTCCTCAGAATAATATAGATCAAGCCATTGACCAACTTAACAGGTTATTAAAACAAGGAAGCGTAATTCATAGGGGAATTTATAGCGGAGATAAACAAGGCAGCCTGATGATTTTTACGTCAATTGGAGGGCTTGCTAATCCCTCAGGAAGATAAGGTTTAAGTTATGGAGATAGACTTTTCAAATCAAATAAAGTCTTTCAATGTAGATAATATTACCTATGAAGAAACTAGGGAAGAGCTGTCAGAACAGGCAAATAAAAAATTTCAAGTTTTAAACCTAAGCTTAGAAAATACGCCCATTGTCAATCCTCCAAAAAACTCAAGCATAACTACGAAAGAAGAGCTCGATTACATTAAATCGTTTCAGGAACAATGGGGTCCAAGCGAAAGCCTCTTAAAAAAATGTGACGATGACCCAGACGGATTGATAGTGGACTTTCATGATAAGGTTTACGGTAAAAACGGCAGAAAAGAATACGACATGGAAGCGATCATGGAAGATTTAAATATTTATGTCATGAACGTAAAATTTATATATAAGCGCGTAAGACCTTATCAGGTGTCAGAATATCACAAGGTTGAAATCAAACATAATAAACCTATGCAAAACGAGGGGACAGCTAACACACCATCTTATCCCAGCGGGCATACTATGGCAGCATTTCTTGCTGCTAAGATTTGTGGTTTTTATTACCCAGAGTGCGAAAAAGAATTCTTAAGATTAGCCGAGACAGTGGGTAGGTCTAGGATAAAAGAAGGTGTTCATTTTAAAAGCGATAACGAATATTCAAAATTACTTGTAGACGAAGTCGTAATGCCTGCATATCTAGAACACATAATTAAATGAGCAAGACCGCAGCAATAACCTGCTTCTTTAATTTCGATAGGAGTTCGAATAATTTAGACAACTTTATCGAATTCAAGGAATCCATAGAAAAGCAAAATATCCCTCTTTTTGTTATAGAAATAACAGCAGAGGGCATCGTTCCTGTTCTTCGTCGTTTTTGCAACAGGGATAGATACTTGGCAGCAAAGACTATCGTTCCCATTTTAATCAAAGGGAATGCGCTAAATGTCTTATCTTCTCGTGTGCCCAAAGAGTACCAAAACATTGCTTGGTTAAACTGCGACACAATTATAAAAAACGAAAACTGGGCAGAAGAAGCGGAGAAGCTCTTAGATAATTGTAGGCTTGTAAAAGTAGGAAAAGACTCTTGTTACGAATCACCGATGGTTGCTAGGAGAGATTTTTTTGAAGCTGTAGGTTTATTTGATCATGATTTTTGTGGAAATAGTAACTTGGTAACATTCCTTAGCGCCACTAATGCCAACTTACTTCAAGAGTGTGAAGATTTATTAAATTTATATCAATCAAACAATCCTGAGATTTTTTATAAAATACTCTCCTATAGGCAAGATTGTTACAATTATTTTAACGAAGAGGTATCCTATCTAGATTCTACTATAGACACCCCACCAAATCCTAAACCCTACTCAGTAGAGCAATCAATTAAGTTGCTAGAACACATAAGCGTAAGCGACAATATACATTACTCAGGTATTCACAACCTAATAGCAGTCAAAAACATTTTTGAATTAAATTATTCGACAGAGTTAATAAATTTAATAAATAAGGTGTAATCATTATGAATGAGGTTTATCGCAGTTTTCTTGGCGCTAGTGTTATCAGGCTGCGGTATTATGCAAAGTTCGAAAGACTCCCCTTGGGTTAAGGAGCAGCGCGCGTTAAATCTTGACCCCTATCATGTTCAAAGCTGTGGTCCCGAAGCCATGCAGAAAGCATTTTCTAATTTCGGAATATTCATAGAACTAGAAAGCTTAAGTCATGCACTGCAGAGCAGCCCATCGTGCAGCAATTTACTAAGAGATGTACTTTCTGTTTTCAATAAACAAGCTAGACAAATAACTTTCCCGACAGAAATTAAAAAGATTTTAAAGAAAAATGGATTCTCAATCGTCCCTATAGGGAGCTTGAAGGATTTGAACGAAAACAAGGACACGGCCATAGTTTTAATCAGGAAGAAAAACACCCTAACATATCACTGGGCTTGCTTCCCTAATGATGCATATATTGAAAGTTTTTTTGGAAAAGATACACTTATAGAAGAAATATATCTCATCAAAAAATAAAGTAAATATTTATTAATTTTTATTGAAGTGTTTTTAATAAAAAAAGTGTATTCTTATAAGTAGGGAAGATTTTTTTCATGAAAAAACTAGAAATTGAAGGGCTTAATAACGAGGCTCCCCACAATGGAGACGCCAGAAACGAGCAGGACGAAAATATCACATTTTCTTCAAAGCTCGTTGATTACTTTTCTCTACAGGTAAAAGTATTCAAGGAGAGCAGCAAAGACACCCTAACAGTTAATCAGCTCAAAAAAGTTTATTGTCACGCAGCGAGAGAAGGGAGAGCTCAAGAGGCAGAAAACCTTAACCTTCATGGTCTAGCAAGAGTACATATGTTTTTAAGGTTAAAGTCTGGTGGCAAAATGGCTATTAAGCCAGACTCCCCAAAAGACACAAAGGCTACAGAACTTGAACTGGAAGAGCCTCAAAAAATAATAAGATTATCAAATTTTATTGATATTTCTGAATCGTGGATCCCTTCTGACGAAGACTTTGATAAAGCTCAAAAAGAAATGGATGAAAACGACTTAAAACATGAATATGATAACATAGAAGATTTATATTTAGAATATGAACCAATTGAACAAAAATGGGATTAAATTATGAACATTGATTTTACTAACGACATTAAAAAACTAAAAGAAAAAGACGTCTTACATAAGCCGTTTCCGGTAGCAGACGGAGGATATGCTCTCTTCGCCAAAAGCGAAGATGGAAATTTTGTTAAAATGATTTTCTCCAACCAAGATCACATTAAGCAATATCTTAACAACGCTGGATATGATTGGGGGAACGAAGGTAAAGATGAATTTAGAAATTTTGACTGCTTAAATCGTCTTCTAACGGTTATGCCTGAATTATCAGACGTAGAAACTGTTGCGGCCGATCCGCAATGGGAAATATCAGAAAAAGCAGTAGATCTTCCCGAAAACTCTTCAAAAAGAAGCATGGAAGACATGCCTGATGCGGTTGAATTAAGAGAGGTAGATCATCCAATTGGCTATGATGACAGAACTCACGCTTCCGAAGAAAAGGATTATTCTGAACTCTGGCAAAAAGTTAATGCCACGAAAAAATTGATGGGTCAAAAGAAATTCGCAATGGGTGACATGGTTGAAAACATTAACCCTGATTGTAAGCATTTTAAAAGCGAAGGAGAGATCGTTGGCTGCAGGTCAATCAAGAGTACTAGGATAAACAGGGCAGATGATAAACCCGGCGAAAAAGAAGATGAGTTGGGCTTTGTTTTTGCTTATCAGACCACCAACGCGGGTAAAAACTGGGACGAGGGAGATACCTTGGAAAAGACTCCAGACCAACTAGAAAAAATAAAAGGTTTCAACCCAAGACTCTCAATGTAAAGGTAAAACATGTCGTATTTCAGAGAAACAGGCAGACCGAAACCCAGCAACGTCGTAAACGCGACAGCGGCGGGAGCATTAATTACTGGTGTATCCGGAAAAAAAATCGTTGTTTATGACGTGTTGACTAGCGCAGCAATTTCTTTAACAGACGGAAGCAATACACTTATGTATGTTCAAGCAGGAAATTGTAATTTGCAGTCTCCGGTTGATTTCGGAACAGGGAACGGAGTGACTCTTGTGGGTACAGCTAACGTAACTATAACATACGGCATTGAATAAATATGAAAGACTTTAAATACAAAACAATCTTTAGTTCGACTATCAGGCCTCTAGTTCCTGAAGAAAAGGACAAGTACCTAGCCTTAGCAAGCCTTGCTGACGTCGGTGACTTTATTCCTGATGTAGATACAGACGAAAATGTAGACCTGCTCCCCATAGCCTTTAATGCCTGTGTGGTAAACAGGGTAAACAAAAACGGCGATGTCATCGACACGGAAACTGCGGCAAAAATTTACGAAAATTTTATAAACAAGCCCATTAACATTGAGCACAATAGAGACAAAGTGGTTGGAGTTATTCTTGCTGCTGGATTTAGTGAATTCGGAACAGATTCTTCCCTATCAAAAGATGACATTTCCCAAACTGTATCCCCGTTCAATATTACATTAGGCGGCGTTTTCTGGAAAGTGGTAAATAACGACTTAGCAGGCCTAATTGAGGAGGCAAGTGACCCTACAAGTGACAACTACATGTCTATTTCTGCTAGTTGGGAGCTGGGATTTTCAGACTTCAATTTGATTTTATTAAAAGACGACGATAAAAACATCGAAAACGGTGAGATAATCGCTGAAGAGAAGAAGATTGAAGAGCTCCAACACTATCTCAAGGCCTTGGGAGGAGGAGAGGATATCGGAGATAACACCAAGGTATACAGGCAAGTTATTGGTGAAGTAGTTCCACTCGGCATAGGTCTAACAGAGAATCCGGCAGCGGACGTAGAAGGCGTGGCAACCGAGACTACAATAACGGCTAGTGACGAAAAAGAAAAAGAAAAAGAAATTTTAGTAAAAGATAGTGAAAGTCTTAATAATATTTCACAAGAACCCAAAATTGATGTAATTTTAAGGGAGAATATCATGAAAATAAAATCAGTAAAAGACATTACGGATGACTTGTTAAAAGAGGTCTCCGCTTCTGTTGTGGCTGACTTTATCGAGGAAGAGATGAGAGAAGCTTCTGAAAAGTTCGTGGAAGAAAAGGGACAACTCGAGCAAGAGCTCAAGTCTTCCCAAGAAGCCCACGAAGCTATTTCAAAAGAACACGAAGAGCTCAAGACTAAGCTTGATTCCGTTGAGAAGGCTTTATCATCCCTCGAAGAAGAGAAGACACAAAGAGAGGCTGAAGCCAAATTCAACGAGCGCATGGCGTTATTGGATGAAGAGTACGAATTGAGCGATGAAGATCGCGAAGTTCTCGCTTCTGACATTAAAGACATGAATAACGACGATTTTGAATCTTATCAAAAGAAGATTAACGTTCTTCTTAAAGCAAAGTCGAAAGCCGCTATCGAAGCCCAAAAGGCTGAGGAAGCTAAACAAGCGGAAGAGGCCAAAGCCTCAGAGCAAATTGAACAAACCGAGGAAAAGGAAGAAACGGTTGTTGAAACTGCGGTTGACGAAGCCGACAAAGAAGACACTGAGGTTCCTAACTCTATCCAAGCGGAAGAAGAAACTCTTGTTGAAAAATACAAGAAGGCCTTTGACTTGGATCAATTCGAATTAAATTAAACTATAAAAGGAATAAAATATTATGGCAGTAACTTTAAGACCATTTAGAGACTACGATGAAAAGGACGTCATTAACTTGTTCGCCCTTGACACCACCAGCCTCGATACGGCAATTACAACTTGGGCTACCCGCGCAACAGCAGGTTCTCTCGTTAAGTTGTCGACCGCAGGCTGGCACGCCGACAAAGCAAGTATTGTCGACATGGAAGCAATATCTGGCGCTCATAGCGTGCAGAATGTAACAAGCCAAAACTGGGGCGTACAAGCGAAAGTAGAAATTACTGACGCAGCGTCTGACATTGTTTTGGGAATGATGCTCAATCACGTAGCGTTGTATGACGAAAACGGAGAGCAATTACAATATAACCCAAGAAAGGCAAGTGAGCTAGAAGCAGTTCTACCTTGGCAAGCAGTCCCAATCGTAAGAAAGGGAATGTTCTTGCTTGATAGCCCTCAGCTATCTGGCGAAACCTTTAATGCAGGAGCAAGATTGACTTGTATGGCGAACGCAGTAGACGGAGAATGGACAACCGGATCTAACGCTACCACAGACACTCTTGTTGGATACACCCTCGGCAATAACCATGGTACAGTTGGCAACGCAGACCATCACACGCAGCATTTAGTATTGCTTGATGTAACTGCTGGAATGGCCGCTTAACCTATAATTAAATAAGGAGAATTATAAAATGAAGTTAAAATTAAAAAACACTCCAGAACAAGTAGAACTTGTTAAAGCCATTGGCTCTAGGGACGCATCAGTTTCCCGTGAAGCTTCCGAGGCTTTTGCAGCTTTTCTTGGACCTGTAATTCAAAAAGTTTTGCTGACGGCTGGAACCGCAAGTCAAATTTTTGTTGATTCAGCCTTTGATGAAGACGACAGCCCGAGTTACCCCCTCGACCTACACTACGGTGAAGGCGAAGGCTATGTAACCGTTTGGAGTCAGCACATGGCTGGTGGATTACCGACCTCGCAAGTCGAGGGAATGAAAGAAGTCAAGATCGCAACGTATCGTTTAGACTCAGCAGTGAGTTTTAACAAGCGTTATGCTCGCAGAGCACGCCTTGACGTAATTAGCAAAGCCATCGAAAGAATGGCTAACGAAGTGCTTATTAAGCAAGAGAGAAATGCTTGGGCAGTTATTCTTAAGGCTCTTTCCGAGGCTTACACTAACAGCTTGAACCATTTCGTCGACGCCAGAACCAATGGTTTTGACTTGGACGCGCTTAACAAAGCAATGACTCTTAACACGCGAATCAATGAGTCCTTCTCGGGACACACGCCTATCGCACCTTACTCAACCGGAATTACTGACCTTTATGTCAGCCCCGAGGTTAAGGAAAAGATTCGCTCGTTCGCTTATAACCCGATCTATCAATCGAACACTAATGATGTTCTTCCGGATAACATCCGTGAGGGCATCTATAATGCTGCTGGAATGCAAAGCATCTATGGCGTTAATATTAATGAGATGGTTGAACTTGGTGCAGGCAAGAAGTATCTTAGCTTGTTTGAAGCTGTAGCTCCTGCTACGGAAGCTGCAAACGCAAGCACAGATATGTTCTCTCTGCTTAACATCGACAACGGAGCAGATGACTCCGCTGGCGCTAACTGGGCAACGGGAACTCAAGACCTTGCTATCGGTGTAGACAACTCTCGCGGAGCATTTATCCGCCCGGTTGCACGCCAGCATGATAGCGGTGGAGACGGAACGTTTAGAGCTCTTCCTGATGAGCAATTCAACATGTACGGAAGTCGCGTTGAAAAGACAGGTTTCTACGGATTCCTCGAAGAGGGTCGGATTTGTATCGACGCTCGTGCGATCATGGGAGTAATTCTTTAATTCTAGAGATATTCTAACCATATATCCCCGCCTTCGGGCGGGGATTTTTTATTAAATTTTTGTTTTTTTAAGTAAGTCTAATAAGATAAGTTATGGCAAAGAAGAAACCAACGAAGAAAACCAGTAAGAAGGCTTCAGCTCAAAAAGCTAAAAAACCTCTGGAATCCCTTTCTCAAACCCACGGGAAAGAGGAAAAGTTTAAACCTACCACCCTCGACCAAGTTTGGGGGGAAAGCGGTAACACAAAGTACGGAACAACCGATGTTAATGAATACATCAGAAAACTCGATGATTTGAATACCACTGACTTGCAAACTCACGCACACGTCATGGGGTTCGTGCCTCTGGATGATAGAGTGACATTAATAAAAAAGCTTGTTTCTGAGTTTAAAAAGCATTGTTCTTCATTTAAAAAGCCTACTTCCATTCCTGAAAATAGTCCATTAGCCTCAAACGACCTTCCGGCAAGCGTAAAGAAAACTTTATCTGAAGGAAGATAATAAAAAAAAGTATATTTTTTCCGCGCTGGTGTAAATATATAATGTATGAGTGCGGAGATTGTAGATTTAAATATTACGCAAGGGTCATCTTTTCACGTAAGAATAACAGTTTCAGACGAAAATTCTAACGCCGTTAACTTGACAGGATATGAGGTAAGGGGCGCTGTAAAAAACAGGTACTCCGACCCTGACACCGACATTTTAATTAACTTAGACCCCGTTGTATACGATGCGACAAATGGCCTCGTAGACGTTCTTTTAACCCCCACTCAAACCTCTACACTTCCAATTACGGAAGCTTTGTATGATTTAGAGAAATTCCCCATATCAGGAGTGGGAGAAATAGAAAAAATCATGAAAGGTAAATTCTCAATACACCCAGAAATTACCAGCGGGGATGATGCTGCTTATGGAGGTGTAAACCCAACGACAACGCCATCCCCATAATAAAAGAATATAAAAATGGCGACCAACTACCAAGTTTGTATAACAAATTTAAATACTGGGGAAGTTATTCACTGCGCAGGCAGCAGTAGCTCTTCAAGTGGTAGTTCGTCATCCAGCTCTTCTTCGTCAAGCGTTGTAGGATCCGGTAATCAAGGGCACCAAGGGCATCAGGGAGAAGGTGGTGGGGGAAGCGGTAGCGGTAGCGGCCCCACAGAAGTAACTCTAGCTATTACTGAAAACAGTAATGCTTTTTACGTCGACGGAACAAGAAACGCCAACATAGTTCTCTCTGTTAATACTAGGTATAAATTTGATTTATCTGATTTGAGTCTTTATGGCCATGTATTTCAATTATCCACAACGGTAGATGGAATATGGAATAATGGTGATACATATGATGGCGATTTTGATGACGAAATAGAAAAAGTAGGCACAGAAGGAACACCCGGGGCTTACCTGCTATGGGACATTCCTAATATAGTAAACAATATAATGTATTACTATTGCACTCAGCATTCTGGCATGGGTGGAAAACTTAGAATTGCTGGCGACCAAGGCCACCAAGGAATTGAAGGGAGCCAAGGTTATCAGGGAACGATACTTGTTGGTTACCAAGGGCAAGCTGGGGCTTTTTCCGCGCAGGGATATCAAGGATATCAGGGCTACCAAGGGGTCGAAGGAAATCAAGGCTATCAGGGAGAACAAGGAGACCAAGGAAGTCAAGGTTATCAAGCGACGATTACTTTAGGATATCAAGGACAATTAGGAAGTCAAGGTTATCAAGGAGCCTCAGGAACAAATGGTTCTGACGGAAATCAAGGTTATCAAGGGATCGGAGGTATTGAAGGAAACCAAGGTTATCAAGGGGTTGGGGGAACA